TTACAGCTTATCGGCGTGGTGCATCAGTACAAACTTATCCCACAGCTGCTCTTCCGTTTCGACATGTGCCGGATCTTTCAAAATAGTATTGGGGATCGGGCACACCTTCTGGCAGGTTGGCGTGTCGTAATGGCCTACGCATTCCGTACACTTGTCGCTGTTAATCTCGTAAATGCTGTCACCCATCGAAATCGCCTCATTCGGGCATTCGGGCTCGCACATATCGCAATTGATACAGCGTTTAGTAATTAGTAATGACATTTCAATGAATTACCGTTAAATCATTTTAAAATCAGTAAGTTAAAAAGTTTCTCTATCACTCTCTATTACTTACTTACTGTATGTTGATACAGTGTATTTAACCCTGATAAACTCAGTCCAGTAACACAAAGCCGCAACACATTGCATTTTGTCCCGCTGAAAAGACCTGCATGTGTGAGCTTGTTTTCTGTGCCTTCGCAGATAAGGATTGAGAATGCCGCGCACTGTAACACATAAACCGGATAGCCCCAATAATGACGATGTTTTAGCCGCGTCTGAAAAGTGGGATGCCTGTAAACCCCCCTATACCAGCGCACACATGAAAATCTGTGTTGCTGCCGCCAAAATTATCCTCTCCGCTTCTGGCGTCGCCCGTCGTTCCAAATACGAAAAAGAAAATTATCTCCGTATTGATTTTAGTAAAGCAGGTAAGGTGACCTTTTACGCTGAGTTCCCTAAAAAGATGGGGCTGAAAGGTAAAAAACTTGGCGAATGGCCGGAACTCGCAATTCAAATAGCCAGAGAGAAAGCATCAGAAATGGCAGAGGGTGGGTTGCGTGCTGAATCCGTCCACGCCGCTTTGGAAATGTACCGTGACGACCTTAAAGCAAAAGTCGACCGGCAGAAGTTAAGTCCTGATAGCTTCACGACCTACGGGGTACGTATCGACAGAATCAAAGCAACGTTCGGAGAGCGTGAAGTATTCAGTGATGTGACATACAGTCGGCTGGTGGATGTTCTGGATGAGTGGATCGCAACACGTTCCAATAATAACGCGCTAGAATTATTTGGTGAGCTTCGTCGGTTCTGGAAATTTTGTGCTCCTACACTTTGCAATGGGCGTAACATTGCCGCCAGTTTGCCAGATGATTATGTTTCTTCTCGTGTGCAGAAACCAACCCCAACGCGACTATTTACGGATATTGAATCAATCGCCCGCCTTTGGCTCAATGTGGCTGCCTGCACCTCTATACACCAGAAAAATGCCGTTAGATTCATGATTATTACTGGCGTTCGCCCGATAAACATTAATAACTTGCGCTGGGATTACGTCAACGAGGATGCAGATGAAATCGTTTATCCAGAAGGCGTGATCGGTATGCGCGGGGCGATGAAAACACAAAAGGCTTTCCGTCTGCCAATAACGCCAGAGATCAGGAGGATTATCGACGAGCAGAAAGCCTGGCGCGATTCAGTTCCTGAGTGCAATAAAGATTATGTGTTTTTGCAGCCGCGCGACCCTATGCAAGCATTTTCAAAACGATCACTGGATAAACTGGTGAAAACATACAGCCCGGAAGGGGCGGTAAAGGGTATGAAACATGACGGGACAATAAAAGGGAAAGAGGGGGCATTTAATACGATGTGCCGTAAATTCCTTAAGAGCAATGTTATTGCCCTGATGAAGGAAAGAGGCTACTCCCGATCAGATAGAAGGGAAGTAAGCCTCCTGTGCCTTCACCATTCCAGCAAGTCAGATGACCCGATGGCAGAACACTACGACTTTTCAGATGAGATTTTGCAGGAAGAGATTGCGTTAAAGCGCGAGGCATTTGAGGCTCACGAGCGGAGCATACTCGCGCAGGTTGCACTGCTAAGACGACGGGGTTAATACTGGCTCCGGCATTTCTGGATAAAAGCCTCTACATTACGGCGCTCATAGCGAACGACTTTAGCGCTGAATTTTACAGGGGCTAATGTAGAACGGTGCCGGTGTTCTGTATTCCATTTACATAATGTTTTTTGCGTAATCCCTAATTTCTGGCATACCTCGTCCGGAGTGAGGAGATCATCAGGTTGTTCAGTCATGTTATTCCTCACTGTTATCGATGGTGATGATGAGCCGCTTCCAGATAGCTGAGACATACTTAGCCTGATGTTTTGCATCGGCTAGGGCATTATGCATGTCACCTTCAAACGGTATGTCCCGGCGTGGGTTGATTCCTATTTTCCTTCCTAATTCGACGATAGTTCGGACATCACGATCATTCCAGAATTTCCACATGCAGGGGATTAATTCACGGTCATAGCTGGAGCGGAGGATTACATTATCAAAGGTAGCGCCATTACCCCAGACCTGAACTTTATCAATGTCAGAGTTATCAAGAATAAAGGTATTCAGCTTTATCAGGGCGGCTGAAATCGTTGTCGCATCCTCATCGCAAATAGCCATTCGAGCTTCTTCGCTTTGCTGCATCCACCAAATTATTGTTTCAGGGTCAGGAACGGCACCTCCAGCAATCGCGCTTTTCAGGCTAACAACCCGGTAAAATTCAGGGCCCAGTTCACCAGTTGAAGGATCAAAAAACACAGCACCGATAGAGACGATGGGGGCATTTGGTTTATTCCCCATAGTTTCAAGGTCGATCATTAAATGGTTCACGTTAAATATTCTCCTCGTGCGGTACTGTTGTGAAGTGTTCTATACCTTTAGCCCAAATGGCCTTGATGTTCGTCCAACTGACTGGCACTGTAATCTCAATTCGACCGCTGCCGTCGCAGGTTTCGCAATCATCATCACCAAAACACTCTGGGCAGTTTATAAATTTCGTTTCTGAAAACTCACCGGACAGCGCACTCTTTGCGCCGTTCTCAGCGGTTAGTTTCTTCGGGACCAGCATGTAACCATCCGGAATTACCGGAGAGTTGCCAGCCTGAAGCATGGCGGCGCGGCATGCGTTCCACATATCAGCGCCAATGCATGCTGCGTACTCATCAGGATTTGACGTTGGCAGGACGCGCTTTATAGCTTCAACGGTTGGCGCAATCACATCAGGCACAGAGACCGACGCTGGCGGGGCGTGGCGATAGAGCGGGATACGCCTGTTGTCTGGAACCTTGTCGCCTTCGGAAATTTGATACCAGTTCAGCGGTCCATCCTCATAAAATTCACCAACAGGCTCGCTGTCCATCGCGGCGAGCGCCATGCGAGCCAGTACAGAAGCCTCGCCGCATTGAACGTGGTCAGTGTCTGCAATTTGTTCCAGTTCTTCTCTGGTAAATTCATTCATCGCAATACGTCCTCCACGCTGATTAATCCTTTACGACTCAGATAGTCCATTGCATCACCCTGCAACTTACTGTCAGGGTTAGCTTTTCTCAGTGAGTGGGCTAAACGCTTAACCCACATAACAAGTTCGTCCGTCTGTTTGTTGTCCGGCGCTGAATTCGTTGCACCAACCAGACGCGTTATTTCTGATTCCAGGAGTGAACCTAAAACAGTGTTCGTGCAGTGTTCAGCCCATTCGTTGTTTTCCAGCAGGCCGATGATATTTAGCACATCATTGTAAACGCCCGTTTCCTGCACTGGCGGAGCAGCATATAACGGCATATACACGGCAACATCATCTGCAGCGTCTGACTGCTGCTCTAATGTCACGCATGTGCCGGAAAATTTATTCAGGTATCGCACAGGCTCAGAACCAAACGCTGCAATCGCCCAATTAATCACCTTCACGGCATCAGCCATTGCGTAGCCGAGATTACCGCCGTCGCTTTGTGCTGCTGCTTTGCTGAGTATTTCGCTTATCTGGTGCAGGCGATCGAGTGATACAGGACCGTGCGCCGGGTGGTTGTTAGTTGTCATGCTGATGCTCCTTCTTGATATTTTTCAAACCAGAACACAACCGGCTTTTCGACAACTTCAACCAGGCCAAATCGTTCAGCAGTGCGGAAGTTGACGCTATATGAGCGAGCACGTTCTGCCTGCCGCGTAATTTCTTCCCGGAATAAGTCCACGCTGAATGTGGCTTTAAACAGGTTGCAAGGTGCGCAAGCCGGGAAAAGATTTTCGATAGCATCATTCTCAGGTCGCCAGAATTCCCCGGTTGCAACAGCACGCCGGGTTCCATTGGACTGACGTTCGCCAAATTCCCACTTCCGCAATGCAGCCTCAACATGGTCAGCATGCCAGCCTTTCTCTGGTAGTTCGCACCCACAATAAGCACATCGACCGCCAAACTTCATGCGTAGCTCTGCACGTTGTTTTTTCGTCAGTGCCATCTCACACCCCCTTCACGCCAATGCCAGCGGCGATGTCTGATTCTTCACGCGAGCGCTTTACGAAGGTGAGGATTGCGCTCAGCGATGTGCTGGCACCGTTTTCACAAATGGCGTTGTAAATTGCTGCCATTCCCTCACGTAGCTTGCTGTGGCTCGCATCCAGTTCTGCTATACGCTTCTCTGCGGCTTCCAAATCATCCAGCAACGACAGGGACAGCTTTCGCAGATGGTGGTTACTACCTGTTGCCGGGTTTGAAAGTTCTTTACGCAACTGAGCATGTTTGTTGAGTGCTGTCATTGGGCTGCCTCCTGGGTAACTTTTTCGACTAACTCAATCCACTTCGGTGCCAGTGTATTTTCTGCTTTTTCGCGGCTACTGGCAGGTCCGTTGAGCTTCACGCTGTAATGGTCATACGGGCATCTGATACCACCCCAAACCCAGCCAAGATGATTGGGTTTCAGCGAGTACTCGGGCATATTTCCGCACGTAGGGCATCTTGGTAAATCAGACTGCTTCACGGCGACACTCCATCAGTAGTTGATTGAATTGAATTAGCATTGCGTTACCACACCCATAAGGGAGATCGTTAACGCGGTAAGTAGGGACACCGTTGCACATCCCTGATTTCACAACGCGACCAGTGGTATAAAGCTGGGATATTGCGCCTGATACAGCGGGTGTCTTCTTGTTCAGCCCTCTGGCGATGTCACCGCTGGTGGTGTTTGGATGAGCCTGGATGTATTCAAAAACCGTCATCGCGCCGCCTCCCGCCTCGCCGTCTTATTGGCTCGAAGCATTTCTTTAGAGCGACCTGAGATCACAGTCTTCATCAGGAAGAAGCCGCAACGCTCGGCAATAACACCCTGCGTACACATCAGCACCGTATCAACGACGCGAACATGACGACGAAACTCAAAAACTGTGCTGGTGATGATGATGTTTGCCGCCGCGCCCTTATCCTGGTATTCGATATTCATGAAATAACCCTCGCTATCAGTCGTGCCGTGGCGATGAAGCAATAAAATCCTGCGGTTAAACCAATTCCGGTAAGAGAAGAAAAGAGCAGGGTCCACATCACCAGTTCAGAAACTTTTTTCATGAGGTCACCCCATCAGCCTCGTGACGAAATTCGCGAAGAATTGAGATTATTTCAGCCTGCATTGCTGGTGGCACTTCAATGGTCAGCGCTTCGCCAGAGTCCTCTGCACATGAAGAAATAAGCTCAAGAAACTTTCTTGCTTTTCCGGCATTAAACTGAGGATTGGCTATGCTCTTGGTTATTTTTTTCTTTCCTGCCGCTTCTGCTTTCTTCATCAGCAGGGAGGCTTCTCGGTCTGCGTACACACCATGCTCGCGGGAGATACCGATCGCGATGGCATAATTCATAGAACCATCACGCACGAGCTTTTTGATATACGGGGTACATTCGTGAAGTTGAAGGTGTTGCAGAATATCAGACTCAGAACGTTTAACTTTTGCCGCTATTTCTGAAGGATTCCAGCCCTGATTCTGAAGGCGATGATATGCAGCGCCACGTTCAAGAGGAGTAAGCGCCAATCCTTGCGAGCTGGTTACCATGAAGGCGATCTTGTCGGCTTCACTACCGACGAAATCTTTGCATTCCAGGCGCACAATGTCGTGGCCCATTTCGATAGCAGCCAGCGCACCATGATAGCGGTGATGACCGTCGATAACCTTCACACCACGCTCGGTAACTTCCACGGCCAGCGGCGGGATATATTCACCGGCAATAAACGCATCGCGGAATTCTTCAACATGCGCCCGATTGAGTTCACGAACGTTGTAGCCTTCTTCGGCGTAAATTTTATCCAGCGGAACATTGTAGGTTTTGCGGGTAGTTAACCCGGCGTCTTTATCGTTATAGAGCTGGCCTAAACTGGGCATGGTTACTCCTTCATGTAGTGGTAGAGTGCTTTGCTATGCGCCCGCAGGGCAGGCGCATAAAACAACACACGGTGGGATTAAACAGAGCCTTCGTAGATAGGCAGGTCTTCGCCAAGCTGGCTTTCCATATCGGTGACGATCTCCTGGAATGCGTGCTCAACAACTTTCTTCGGTTCGATCAGCTCATACCAGAGGACTAACTGACCATCACGCAGGCGGTAGCGGATACGTGCATCGACCTGGTAAGGAGAGCCGTTGTGGAATGGCGAAATTGCCAGGCTGATTTTTTCCGGCATCGTGGTATTACCAGAACCTGATTTTTCATCGCTGAACTGGAACTGGCAGGTACCATCAGAAAGGCGTTTAACAGACTTAAACTCAGATTTGCGAGTCTCCTGGAACGCCAGAACCATTTCGAGCAGTTCAGTACCAGACGGTCCATGGTATGAATCACTAACCGGCGCAACATTCTGAATATTGTTTTCCAGGAATTCAGCGAAGTTGATCTGGTCCATTTTGCTGCCATCGTTGGCAGTCCATGATTTCCAATCGTCGGAGAATGGACAGTCATAAACAGCTTTATGTGCAGCCCAGCTCGGATTGTCTGCGTTCTGGTGGAAATCCAGCACGGCGACAATGCGCGTTTTAGTTTTATCCGCGAAAACTACAGTACGTTCATCACGGAATCGCTGGATGTAAGCGATCAGAGAACCCGGAGAAATCAGGTTAGCGCTCTGACGAATACGCGACGGAGCCAGTTGCAGACTTTCGAGGGATTTGACTTCAAAGCCATCGGGTACAACAACTGACGGAATGTCCGTCTCGGTCTTCAGAGTTGCAGAGACCAGATCACGAATGTCGAGCACGGCAGAGCCTTCAATTTGAGACATTGAATATTTCCTTATCAGATTGGAATGGTTTGTTTGGTGGGTATTACTGAGCCAGCTTGATAGGCGCTGTTTGCGGCGCTGGGTTGATAACCTTCAGGTCCATCTGAACTTGTGCAGGGTCATCACGCAGAAGGTCACCGTCAGCGGTGGAGAACATGATTGTATCGGCGCGGTCAAGTTCAGGAATGATGCAGGAGACCTTAGGTGTTATCTTCATTGTATTTTCGTCACGGGTATTCAGCATGGCGCAATTTAGCGTCAGCGCAACCGCACCTTTCTTGCCCGTCTCGCGGACAGCTTTAATCACTTCGGCTAACGTTTCGGTTAGCTCAGCATCCAGAGTGCCTTTATTGATATAAGCCAGTTGCTGGCTGAATGGTGTGGTGTTCTTTGTTTCTGACATAGTTATCTCCAGTTATAAACGAGGATCGCCTTTCTGAGTGAGTAACCTGCATAACCAGCTACGCCGCCAGAAATTAGCGATTGTTTTTGGATTACGAACAGCCTGCACACCACGAGTGACGCGCATCAGGTCGCCGTAGTAAAAATTAACGTTACGGAAGGTCATATAAGTCACCATTTGATTAGGTATCCGGCAGGAGTTGAACCCGCGCAGGGTAGGGAGTCCCAGTCGACACCGGAAGCGGACACATTGAATAAAAAGGGCGGCTATCTGTCAGAACATTATCTTCTTCCTCCTGTAGGTTGGTAGAAGACCAGATAGCCACCAAAAGAAACTGTTATGCGATGTAATCAATAATTTCAGCACTGTCCAAGTCCCAGTTACCGCAATGGGCAAGACCGCGATTGAACCCGAATGCGCAAAGGTGATAATCCAGATCGGCGCAGACTGGCGGGTTGATGTCTACATCATCGAGGTCACATTCCACCACTGCTCCGGATGGAAGCTGAAAAACGATCTTTGGGCGAACTACGCGCAGGTGGAAACGGCTACTTTCTTCCGAGCCAATAGTGTCAATCGCGTCATAGCGCCACTGATCAGCCATCGCTTCAGCATTTTCCGCGCTACGTGAATCATGGAAGGGGAAATATTTAACTTCAGTGTTTCCGTTCAGGACTACAGCAAAGCATGCTGACATGGTTCACCCTCATTAATCAGCGGCATATTGCCGCGAGTTTGTTGAAATACTTTGTAGTGCAGTGCCGGGTGCTTATCTTCCGGTTGCTGTCGGAGCAGCTGCAATTCACCGCACTACAAAGTACTTCGCCACACTTTCGCAGTGGCCTGCGCCGGTTTCCCAGTCATCTTTGAAGCTACTTATGCGTTAACCGGGCGCTAACCGGTTACTCAGTGATGCTTCACGCTTCCTTTCCCTCACTACGCCGCCGTGGGAACCCGACCGTGTTAACGCCGTCGTCACGCTGCCAGATAAGGCATCAAAGAGCGGTCTATCCGCTTTACTGCTTCATAATCATTACTCCTCTCAGTTGAAATCAGCGCCAACTACCCATCAGTGTTGCCCGTTCTCACGCCGTTCTCGCTCTCGCGCGGGGATAACCTCACACCAACCGGATCGCGCCTGGTGCTACGCCACGTTTACGTGTAGGGGTCTAAACAGGTCATTGACGCTGTAAGTGTTCAAATTGTTAAAGAGCGGTATTTCAGAACTTAGCCAGCTCGCAAACTGACTCAGGTCTGACGCCTGATTGTTTTCCCACCTCAGGCGGCGGTGGTATCCTCTGTTCACCACAAACAGAGAGGAAATCTGAATGCCTTCTAAAGAAATTATTGAAAGCCACACTATTGATTTGGGAACACTTCTTAAGCAGCTAAAAGGTTACCCAGAAGAAACTCGCGTCTCGTTTAGCGGGCTGGACTTTAGCCGGGTTAAGCCCCGAGGTCCGAACATGCTCCAGATTGAATTCAGTCAGTCGGTTTATCGCACGGACGAAGATATTTTGGTGGTTCAAGACCATTCACAATAGCGGCGGCGTATACTGCGGCTTTTGCTGGTGGTACTGGGGCATATCCTTCTAGCGTTATGCCGTCTCCAAACCGCTCGAAGCAAACCTGGTCCTCGTAAACCACCACTATCCACTTCGATAACGGGTCGTTGTTTTTGTGTGCTTCGACCTCTGAAGTAACGAATAAGAACTGAAGCGCGTCTTCGGCCTGTTTTTTGACTCTTGTCCACATCTCGTAAACGTTTTTCTCTGAGAGTCGATATGGCGGGGCTTTAACGACAGTTTCTTCACCGTAATGAGCCCCATCCTTTTGCACATCCACGCCACGAACGGTGGTTGTTACTTCATCTTTCTCTTCAGCAGTGGCCTCTTTCCCTGACTCTTTTTCGAAAATAGCCTTAGCTTTCTGCAATTCATCAGGCATCACCGGCACAACCAGTTTTTTGTTTACGACTTCCATGCATGCAGAGGTGCAGTCAGAGCAGATCGCAGCGTTTCTTACTGCGTGGTGAATCATTAAAGGCACCTCGCCCTTAGTCTTTCCGCAGAATGCACACTTAATGAGTTCCATAATGTTGTCCTGTAGTTGTTGCCTGTTCGCTTGACTGTGTAACTAAAGGTACCTTTTGTTACCTTGGTAGTCAAGGGTGATATGTACCTATAGTTACATTGAATGGTAAAAAAATAGCCGAAGGCAACTTCGGCTATAGAGCGGATGGAGGGAGAGAGAGTTAAAGGTTTTGTGTAATCTGTACTACTCGGCCAACAATTCTACAGTTTCCATCGATCTGAATTGGTTTGAAAATCGGGTTAAGAGGCATGAGATAGGCATATGGACTATCCCAAACCAGCTTTTTAACCGTAGCCTCTGTTGAGCCATCTAACATAGCTACAACAATTTTTCCATACAGGTCATCAAGTTGACCATAGTGAGGCTCAACGATAACAATTGAACCTTCAGGAATTGACGGCAGCCCGTGAGGGTTTGTCATTGATTCGCCTCTTACCTCAAGCCCGAAAGCTTCATCGGAGACGTTGGCAGTCGTTTGTGTCCAGCAAATCACATCAGTAAGCCTTGAGCTGGCGTAAGTGTCGGTCCACACACCCGCCTGTACGGCAGATATAACAGGAACAGTTACTGGCGGTTTAAGAAAAGGTATCACTTTAATATCGTCTTTAGCTACCTCTCCCTCACCATAAAGAATCCACTCCGGGCTTACCTGGAGAGCCAAAGCAAGTTGATGAAGATTTTCCCCATCAGGCTTGGTTGTGCCGTTCTCCCACTTTGTTACAGATACACGACTGACCCCAAGTTTTTTGGCGAGGGTTAATTGTGTTATGTCGAGCTGAACCCTGCGGGAGCGGATTCGATCTTTCATTTCTGTTTTCATGTAACCAATGTTACCAATGATCGAAGTAACTTTTGTTTGCTATTTATGGTACCTTTTGTTACCTTCAATTCATCAGATAACAGGAGTAACCATGCGAAAACATGAAGTCATAGAGTATTTCGGCGGTGTGTCAAAAACCGCCAGTACTTTAGGGATTTCTCATCCGGCGGTCTGCCGCTGGGGTGAGGTGATCCCTGAAAAACAGGCATTTGTTATTGAGCGCCTTACGAATGGAAAGCTTAAGTACGACGCCAATCTTTACCAAAAGTCTACCGATGCAGGCGTGCAATAGTAACCACAACATTAAGAGGTGAGTCGTGGGTAATCAACCAGAGTGGAAAGTTGAAAAACAGCCAGCGTGGCTGGTGGCCGCGATAAGAAGAACTATCGCCGATTTACCTGGTGGCTATGAAGAAGCTGCAGAAATTCTGGGTGTATACAAGTCTGATGACGTAACACCTGCAACCGATCCTCTGCATAACCGACTCCGCACTACTGGCGATCAAATCTTCCCGTTGGGATGGGCGATGGTATTGCAGGCTGCTGGTGGATCAAACCATATCGCAAATGCTGTTGCCAGGAACTCGAACGGTCTGTTTGTGCCGCTGGCAGATGTTGATGATGTTGATAACGCCGACATCAATCAGCGCCTGATGGAATCCATAGAGTGGATCGGCAGGCACTCTCAGTACATCCGTAAAGCTACAGCAGACGGAGTTATCGACGCCGCTGAACGCGCTCAGATTGAAGAGAACAGCTATCAGGTTATGACCAAATGGCAGGAACACCTGACGCTGTTATTCCGGGTCTTCTGTGCCCCTGATGAGGTTTCCAGACCTCCAGACTAATCAGTCTACGCCCGGCTCACAGACGTGACGCAGGAGGGCTTATGTATCAGGACGAATATTTTCACGTGACTATGCCCACGGTTTTTGCTCGTGAGGACGCCCCGTGGATTAAACAGCAGTTAGCAACACTCCCGGCAGGTATGCGGGAAAAAATCGCGATGGCGTATGCGCAGGCGTACCAGGAGGCGTTCGACGCAGAACCGGTGTCTTTCCGGCAGCAGAACGCAGCACGACGAACGGCAAACCGCCGATTGCGAGAGTTTTGCACGAGATATACCCCTGCGGTCAGGGGATATACCTCGCTCCCACCAAGGGTATGAATTTTTTTAAACCGGGTTGGGGGAAAGGGGGCGGTGTTGGGTTTTAGCCCGAAGGGCTGGAACAGCTTTACCAGAAGAGATCGATCTAACAGATAGATCACTGTATGGGGTTAAAACGTCGCTTGGGAATCCAGACGTTTAGACATCCAAAAGGAGATAAAATGATTTATTCAGACGCTAACGAAAAATGGGCCCCTGTTCCAGTTGAGCTTTATTCAAAAGCTTATGAAGTCAGCAATCTTGGCCGTGTTCGCAGCATTCCGCGCCTGGCTAACTCTGAATATTTTATTCGTCACATTCACGGCGGTTTTCTCAAAGGCCGCATGCGTAAAGACGGTACCAAAACGGTTACGTTGTCCGTTCAGCGTCAGCGCGAGAAGTTTGTCATTGCCGATCTGGTTGCTAAAGCATTCGGGGAGGTATCAACCAATGCTTAACATCCAGCCTCGTGAGAAGCAGATCGTCGCACTCAACATGCTGCGCGGCGCATGGAAGCAGAATAATTCGTTCATGCTCTATGCCCCGGTTGGTTTCGGCAAAACAGCTATTGCCGCGCTGATCACTGATGGCTTTGTCAGCCGCGAAATGCGCGTAATGTTTGTGGCCCCATATACGGTACTGCTTGACCAGACTGCCACCCGATTCATGGAATATGGTCTTCCTGGCGAAGAGATCAGTTATGTCTGGCGTGATCACCCGTCATACAACCCGACAGCGCTTATTCAGATTGCCAGCGCCGATACACTCATTCGCCGTGAATTCCCGGACAACATCGACCTGCTGATCGTTGACGAAGCCCACCTGAAGCGCAAAAAGTTGCTGGAGGTTATCGACAACCTGACCCGCAACACAAAAACGAAGGTGGTCGGTCTTTCCGGTACGCCTTTTGCGAAGTTCCTGGGCAATTACTACCAGCGCCTCATCAAACCTACGACGATGAAAGAGCTGATCGCTATTGGCGCACTGAGTAAGTATGAGTTTTACGCTCCCTCACATCCTGATCTGACTGGGGTGGAAACGTCATATGTCTCTGGTTATGGCAGTGACTACAAAGAAGGCCAGCTCAGCAAAGTCATGAGCGAAGCCAAGCTAGTTGGCGACATCGTGAAAAACTGGCTGGAGAATGGGCAGGACCGCCCAACAATCTGTTTCTGTGTTGATGTAGCCCATGCGAACTACGTCACGATGGAATTTGCTCGTGCCGGGGTAACCGTTGAAGTCATGACGGCAAGCACACCCCATGAAGAACGCCAGTTGGTGATCCGCCGATTCGAACAGGGCATTACCAAAATAATCGTGAATGTCGGTGTGCTAGTCGCCGGGTTCGACAGCGATGTTCGCTGCATCATCTTTGCCCGTCCGACCAAAAGTGAAATTCGCTGGATTCAGACGCTGGGTCGCGGCTTACGCGCTGCCCCTGGCAAAGATCATTGCCTCATCTTCGACCACAGCGGCACGGTGAATAAGCTGGGCTACCCGGACGATATTGAATATGACTACCTCCCATCGTCATCGGACGGCATGGAAGAAGCTCCCCAGCGCGTCGTAAAAGCCGATGAAGCGGAGAAACTGCCGAAAGAATGTAGCCAGTGCCACTTCGTTAAACCAGCGGGCATTTATATCTGCCCTAAATGCGGATTTAAGCCGCTGGCCGGGGAAGATGTTGAAACGGACAAAACCCGCGGGCTGACAAAGGTCAGTAAAGCGGAAGTTAAGTACACCGCTGAGCAGAAGCAATCGTGGTGGTCACAAATTCTTTTCTATCAGCGCACCCGCGCAGCGCAGGGACGACCTGTTAGTGATGGCTGGTGTGCTCATACCTATAAGCAAAAATTCGGCGTATGGCCTCGGGGGTTACACCACACCCCACAGCAAACCACGCCTGAAGTATCGAATTTCATCAAATCAAAACTGATCGCATTTGCAAAACGCAAAGAGAACCAGGGAGAAGCGGCATGAACACCAGACTGAGCACCAAAGAAGCAGCAATAGGCCGCTGGGCAGAAATTTATAAACACTTTGGTCTTCCCGGCGTGACGGGGAAAAAACACTGGCCGAAAGAGTGCCCTGTATGCGGAAGAAAAGGGAAATTCCGCTGTGATGACAAGGATGGCACCGGGTCTTATATCTGCGTGTGTGGTTCTGGTGACGGCTGGGCGCTGCTGACGGCAAAAACCGGGAAGGAGTTCAGGGTTCTGGCGTCCGAGGTGGACGAGGTGATCGGCAACAAATACACCCCAGACCGCACCACCACAAACCCGGCGCGTACATCGCTGGCGCAGCAGCGCGAAAAGGTCAGTCGGAAATTTGCAAAACTCACTCCGTTACGCGGTACCGATGCTGAAGGCTATCTGAAAGGGAGAGGGATTAACTCTCTTCCGGTTGAGAGCATCAGATACTGCGACAAACAGCCCGTAGACGGGAAAAACCTCCAGGCTATTTATGCACTGGCTACAGATGACAAAGGCGAGCTTTGCTATCTGCACCGCACCTTGCTCGACGGCGAGAAGAAAGCCCAAACAGGTGGCACAGCCAAAAAGATGATGAAGCTGCAGGAAGACAACTACCTGGAGTACGCCAAGTCCGTAGCAATCCGCTTATTCCCTGTAGCCTCGACGCTGGGCATTGCCGAAGGCATCGAAACGGCACTCTCTTGTCATCAGATCACCAAGTGTCACACCTGGGCAACGATGAACACGGCATTCATGAAGAAATTCCGCGTACCTGCCGGGGTAAAGAACCTCATTATTTTTGCTGATGCTGATGCAAACGGCGCTGGTCATGCCGCTGCTTTTGAATGTGCCGCCGCAAATCTCCACACAAAAAACGATCTGGAGACTGTCTCCGTCCGCTGGCCTGCCCAGGGGGATTTCAACGACCTGCTGAACAATGGCTCCGAAGTCTACGAGTGGGTTTTTCACAGAGGGATGAAGCAATGAAAAAGCCGGTAAAGGCGAAGGTGAAAACCTACAAACCGAAGGAATGCGCTCAGTGCGGGGATACCTTCACGCCTACTCGTAACCTTCAAAAAGTATGTGGTCCTCGTTGTGCCATTGACTACAACCGTGCGCAGAAGGCTAAAAAGGCTGCACAGGAGAGCAAAGCAAACCTGAAGATTCGCAAGAAGGCGCTCCAGCCTCGTGGGTACTTTGTCAGTAAGGCGCAAACGGCGTTTAACGCTTTCATCCGTGAACGAGACGAGGGGAAACCTTGCCCATCCTGCGGTAACTACCACCCACCAATGATCTACGGCGGTCAGTGGGATTGTGGGCACTTCCTGAGTGTTGGCTCGCGCCCTGAACTGCGTTTTGAAGAAAAGAACGCATATCGGCAGTGCAAAGCCTGTAACGGTGGTGCTGGTCGCTTTACCGCTAAAAACAAGACGGTGCACGAACGTTACAGAGCAACGCTCATCGACTGGTTTGGTATTGAGCTGGTGGAATGGCTGGAAGGGCCGCACGAGGCGAAGCACTACTCACGCGAGGAACTTGAAGAGATTGCGGCTACTTACCGCCGTAAAACCCGCGAACTGAAAAAGCAGAGGGCCGCATGAGCTACGACCTTATCTATTGTGATCCACCCTGGGAATACGGGAACACCATCAGCAACGGCGCTGCCTGTAATCATTACGGAACCATGGGGATTGAGGACTTAAAACGTCTGCCAGTGTGGTTGCTGGCGGCTGAGAATGCGGTGCTGGCGATGTGGTATACCGGCACCCATAACCGTGAAGCGGTGGCCCTTGCTGAGTCCTGGGGATTTAAGGTCCGCACGATGAAGGGATTTACCTGGGTGAAGCTGAATCAGCATGCCGCTAAACGTTTTGATAAGGCGCTGGCTGGTGGTGAGCTGGTGGACTTTAACGACCTGTTAGAAATGCTGGAAAGCGAAACCCGCATGAATGGCGGAAACCACACCCGAAGCAATACAGAAGATGTCCTGATCGCTACCCGAGGAACGGGCCTACAACGCGCCAGCGCATCGGTAAAACAGGTTGTACACACTTGCTTAGGTGAGCACAGCGCGAAGCCGTGGGAAGTACGGAACCGACTGGAGAAACTTTACGGCGAAGTGAAACGAATCGAATTATTTGCTCGGGAAGAGTGGAAAGGATGGGACCGCTGGGGAAATGAGTGCAACAACAGCGTCGAACTTATTACAGGACAAATTAAAGAGGTGAACAATGCAGCGTGATATTCAACTGGTACTGGAACGCTGGGGAACCTGGGCGACGAGTGAAGGGACTCAGGTCAGTTGGTCACCTATCGCAGCCGGGTTTAAGGGGCTCCTTCCAGCAGTAGGTAAATCCCGAGATTCATGCTGTGACAATGATGGGATGATTGTTGATACGGCTGTTGGGATGCTTAAGCGACACGGAAGGGAAGACGAGTTAAATCTGATCATGCTGCATTACATGTATAACGTCTCCAAATCGACAATTGCGCGGCAACAAAAATGCTCTGAGGGGAAAATAAGAAACAGGCTGATGATTGCGGAAACGTTTATTGATGCCTGCATCATCATGACGGGGGCTAAATTAGAAATGGATGAGTGGGCTCACAAAATAGGAATAGATAAAGTTGCGTAAAAGACTATTCGTTACGAATTTTACCTATTAATATGTTAAGAGTGGTCACTTAGACACGAACTTAAAAGAATTTGAAACCTCGCGGCGGCGGGGTTTTTTTATATTTAAATAGATAGTGCTTGCTGAGTAAGTGAACCAGAGTTATCTGTATGTCACGCCAAATAAATAAGGTAAAAAGACATGCTAAATCAGCAGGATATGACGGAAACGGCAAGAGCTGTTTTCAATGAATTAAGCGATAAACCGGCTACGGCTGGAGAGATTTCCCAGAATACCCACTTAAGCCGAGAACGTTGCCAGCTAATACTTACGCAGCTGGTGATGGCGGGGTTATCTGATTATCAGTTCGGATGTTATAAGCGCCTCCAGTGATGGGGGCTTTTTGCTGTGGAAATGGGCGGCTGGTGGGTGTTAGCGCACCCAGCCAGCCATCAGCTCATGCTTTCAGGTCACAAGCTAACCAAGGCCCACCGCTTTAGCGCAAAAGCAAAGTGAGCCTATCAGAGTTACGCTTACTGATCTATGAAAAATACTGTAAAAATACACAGTGTTGAGTTGATCAACGCTGATAGCCTGCATTACATCGCCACCCTGCCGGACAACTCCATTGATTTAATCGTTACGGACCCGCCTTACTTCAAGGTGAAACCGAACGGTTGGGACAACCAATGGAAAGGGGATGAGGACTACTTACGCTGGGTTGATAGCTGCCTGGCTGAGTACGCGCGAGTTCTAAAACCTGCGGGAAGCATCTACCTGTTTTGCGGTCACCGCCTGGCCTCGGATATAGAGGTCATGATGCGTAGCCGGTTCAACATTCTGAACCATATCATTTGGGCTAAGCCGTCAGGCCGCTGGAACGGGTGCAACAAAGAAAGCCTACGCGCTTACTTCCCCGCAACGGAACGGATTTTGTTTGCTGAACATTATCTGGGACCGTACACCGGGAAGGAAAACGCCTACGAGAACAAAAGCACTGAACTCAAACAGCATGTAATGACGCCGCTGATTGAATACTTTCGCGATGCGCGTGATGCCCTTGGTGTCACAACGAAAGAGATAGCAGAGGCAACCGGGAAGAAAAACATGGCTTCCCACTGGTTTGGGTTGAGTCAGTGGTCGTTACCGAACGAAGTGGATTACCAGAAGCTACAAACGTTATTCACACGGATAGCGGTTGAAAAGCATCTCAAACAGAAACTGGAGCATCCGCATCATCAGCTGGTGGCTACCTACCAGTCTTTAAACCGCAAATATTCGGAACTGCTCGAAGAGTATAAGACGCTACGGCGTTATTTCTCTGTTACCGCTGCCGTTCCATATACCGACGTATGGACCCATAAGCCTGTCCAGTTTTACCCAGGTAAGCACCCATGCGAAAAACCCGCTGACATGCTGAAGCAAATTATCAGCGCCAGCAGTAAGCCGGGTGACATCGTAGCCGACTTCTTTATGGGCTCGGGTTCCACAGTGAAAGCAGCAATGGAACTAGACCGCCGCGCTATTGGTGTTGAACTTGAAACTGATCGCTTCATTCAGACGGTCAGCGAGATTGAGCAAATCAAAAAAACATAAACGGACACCATGCATCTGGCTGCTGTGGTGACCACCAAATTCAGGCTCCGGGAATCACTCCTAACTTACCCTTTGACATAAGAGCCCGCGAGCCTGATCCCTTTCCATCACACACAGCACCATCCGGAAAATCGGAGGTGAGGCCTATGAAAATGCCATACAAACAAGATTTCATCGCTGCGCTACTTGCCGCCAAGGAGCAGGGTATTGGTGCAATGCTGGCTTTTATCATGGCGTATCTGCGTGGTCGCTATAACGGCGGCGCGGTAACAAAAACGCTAATTGATGCGCTGATGTGCGCGATGATTGCCTGGTTCGTTCGTGACCTTCTGGACTTTATCGGCCTGAGCAGCAACCTCGCCTACATAGCCAGCGTCTTTATTGGATACATCGGCACCGATTCGATCGGCAATCTTATTAAAAAACTTGCAGCAAAAAAGGCGGGAGTTGACGATGCAAACCAGTCCTGACGGAATTGCTCTGATAAAAAAATTTGAAGGTTGCAAGCTCACTGCCTATCAGGACAGCGTCGGCGTTTGGACGATCGGTTATGGCTGGACTCAGCCCGTCGACGGGAAACCAATCCGTGCCGGGATGACAATTAAGCAGGAAACGGCAGAACGCCTGCTGAAGACAGGAATGGTCAGTTACGAAAGTGACGTGTCACGACTGGTTAAAGTTGGCCTGACTCAGGGGCAATTCGATGCCCTGGTGTCGTTCACGTATAACCTCGGTGCGCGGTCATTGTCGACATCGACTCTCCTGCGAAAACTCAACGCCGGAGATTACGCTGGTGCAGCCGATGAGTTCCTGCGCTGGAATAAAGCTGGTGGGAAGGTGCTGAATGGGCTGACACGTCGGCGGGAGGCAGAGCGGGCTCTGTTCCTGTCATGATTGGCGCGCTGGTTAAGCGTTACTGGCTGCAACTGATTGTGGTGTCGGTAATCGGCGTGCTGGCGTTCTTCGTTAACCACTACCGCGACAACGCCATCACCTACAAAGACCAGCGCGACAAGGCAATTGAGAATCTCAGCCTTGCGAAAAATACCATCGATGACATGAAGGTGCGCCAGCGTGATGTCGCTGCACTGGATGCCAAATACACCGGAGAACTGGCTGATGCGAAAGAAACCATTGAGCGTCTGCATAGCGATGTCATTGCTGGCCGTAAGCGGCTGCAGCTCAACGCAAACTGTCCCGCGAACGGAACGACCAGCACCGGCGGCCTGGGCGATGTTACCGGCCCCCGACTTACTGACTCCGCTGAACGGGATTATTTCACCCTCAGAGAGCGAATCGTCACAGTGACGAAACAGGTTGGATATTTGCAGGAATACATCAAAGAGCAGTGCTTAAATTGATGTTAAATTAACCTTTTACATACGGAGGGGTTATGCAAATAGATCAAGAATACCTTAAAGGTTTGCTCGAGGCTTTCGAGGCATCGGATTCACCTGATACCGATATTATTCGATTAAATGATTTAGGGTTCAATTGTGAAACTGACACATTTGTGTTTCATATGCGTTTGCTTGAGGATAGAGGGCTGATTATCAGGAGTGATGGAGAGCCCGGCTTTGGTGCTATTCAGTCTTTAGACGGAATGACTCACTGGGCTGTAATGCCCTTGCGATTGACCGCGATGGGGCATGACTTCTTGGATGCTCTCCGTAACAAAGAGGTTTGGGCAACATTAAAAACCGGATTCAAAGATGCCAGTATGGGCACGCTGATGACAGTTTCGAAGGAGCTGTTTAACCGAGCTCTAGCTAAGCAACTTGATAAAATGTTCGACTAACCGCCTACGGGCGGTTTTTTATTGTCAACTTTATGAGCAAACTGATCTTAATTACTGTAACTAGGTGGTCAATGATATGGCAACGCTTAAGGACCTTTCCAGTCAGTTAAGACAGCTGCAGAAGCAAATACCGTTTGCGACTGCCCAGGCTATGACTAAAGTGGTTCGCCAGATAGAAGCGGCCCAAAAAACAGCATTTGAGCGGAATCTGGATAATCCAACACCTTTTACAGTTAAATCGGTTGGGTCAGTTGGTGCCAGGAAAAACAGCCTTCGTGCGAAGGTGTTTGTTCGTGATACTGCTGCTGGTTACCTTGAACCCTTCGAGTTCGGCGGAGAGCACAAGCTTAATGGTAGTGCTTTGCTTAACCCGAAAGACATAAAGCTTAATAAATACGGCAACCTGCCGCGTAATAAGCTCTCTCAGCTCAAAGCAAAGCCAAACGTATTTATTGGTGACGTTGGTGGCGTGAATGCCGTGTGGCAGAGAAAAAAGCCGAAAACCAAAAAAGGGAAGAAACGGGCAAAACGTTCTCCGAACGGCACGCGCAGAGACAAGATTAAGCAACCTGCACCAAAATTGCTCATTCGGTTTGGAGACGCGCTTCCAGTCAAACCAACGCTCGGCTATATGGACAGGGCAAACACCATGGCCAACGCATTGTTACCCTCAGCGCTGCACCAGGCGATTGCTGAGGCGATCAGCTCGGCCAGATAGCCCCCCAGGGGTTTTGGGTCCTTCCTGAGCCTTTTGTAAGGCACGGGCATTGCGCGCCGCGTTGTTTTCCTAGCTACAAAATTTGAATTTGTGTCCCATGCCCCACCATGGGTGGATCATCTGGCATACCGCGCCAGCGCTGATTATTCCTGTTTATTCCAGTGGGACATTTAGGTGGGAAATTTGAAAAATGTCCCAGGCGAATGTCCCAATCAAAAAATGTCCCAGGTGATGTCCCATGACAACGATGAATCAGAGCCAGTACGCGCAACACTCGGGGGTTGACCGTAAGACCATCGGGCGCTGGATAAAAGCTGGTCGTTTCATCGTGATGGATGGTGACCTGATTGATGTTGAAGCCAGTGATGCAGCGCTAAAGAAAAATCGTGATGGTAAAGACCCGCGAGCCACGAACGCGAAAAAAAAGAAAACACCTGCCGCCAGTAATGACGGTGGTACTGAAATTGAGAAAGCGGCCCAGCAAATTATTCTTACCGAAGGTGCAACACTGAGCAGGGAAGAGGCTGCAAGGGTACGTGAAAACTATATGGCTCTGCTGGCAAAGCTTCAGTATGAAAAAGACAGCGGCCAGACAATTGAATTGGTTGCCGCCGAGGAGGTTCTTTTCAACGCCTTTCGCCAACAGCGTGATGCCTGGCTGAACTGGCCTTCCCGAGTGGCACCGTTGATGGCTGCTGATCTGGATGTGCCAGCGGACAGGATGACAGAGGTGCTGATTGAAAATGTCCACAAACATATCTCAGTCCTCGGAGAGCCAGAATTTAACCCAGCGGAAGATTGAGCGACTTAGGCTTAGTGTCCGGAAAGGATGGACTCCACCACCGAGAATTAGCGTGGCTCAGTGGGCGGACGATTTCCGCAAACTAGCGAAAGAGGCAGGCAGTACTTCCGGTAACTGGGAAACCTCTACGGTTGAAATTGCCCGTGGGCCAATGCTGGCGGCAACAGAATCTGGCGTTCACGTCATAACGGTTATGTGCTGTACCCAGTTGATGAAAACCGCGCTGCTGGAAAACCTGTTTGGTTATTTTGCTCATCTTGATCCGTGTCCGATGCTTCTGCTGCAGCCGAAAGAAGAAGCTGCTGAGCAGTTCTCGAAAGAGCGCATCACCCCACTGGTTAGGGTGACACCAGTACTTCGTAAAATTATTGGTGATTCAAAGCAAAAGAGCTCTAAAGAAACCATTCTCTACAAATCGTTTACTGGCGGCTTTCTGGCACTGGCTGGTGCTGGTAGCCCGGATAACCTTGCGCGTCGTCCGATCCGTGTCCTTCTGGCGGATGAGGTAGATAAATATCCGATTACCCGTGAAGGTGATCCTATCGCCCTGGCGGAAGAACGAACCGCTACTTTTGGCCTAACCTGGTTGTCTGTCAGAGCCTGTTCTCCCACGGTTGAGGATGAAAGCCGTATAGCGGATAGCTATGCAGATTCAGACCAGCGCCGGGCCTCTGTTGTTTGTCCGCACTGTGGCCATCGACAATTCCCTGATTTCTTTAAGCACGTTCAATGGCCGAAAGACGGGGATAAGCATCTGACTAAGTCAGCCATGCTGTACTGTGAATGTTGTGGGGCTGGTTGGTCAGAGGGGGAACGGTTAAGAGCATTACAGACCATCCGATGGCACCAGACCCGTCCGTTTGAGTGCTGCGGTAATCGTCATTCCCCATTGATGGATTATGACGCGGCCTGGCGAATTGTGGATGAGGGGAGTGTCGATAAAGTTTGGAGCTGGTCCGAGTCTGAGCGCCACGCTGTCTATCGTGCGACGTGCCCGGATTGTGGGCGTGAAGCCGTTGATAACCATCACGCCGGATACCAGGCATCAAAATTATTTAGCCCCTGGCAGAAAGATAAACCATCTGATATCGCTGAGAAGTACATCAAAGCTAAAGGGGACCCGGACAAAGAGCAAGCCTGGTGGAATACCCAAATGGGGCTACCTCACAGGCCAAATCACGGTAAGCAGCTTCCGGTAGATATTCTTCTATCTCGCCGTGAGGTTTTCCCAGCAAAAGTTCCGGATGGCGTTGCATTGCTGACGGCTGGAATTGATACCCAGGACGATCGCTTTGAGATTGAAGTAATTGGCTGGGGGAGAAACGAAGAGTCCTGGTCCGTTTCCCATGATGTTATCTATGGCGATCTCGAAACTGATGAACCATGGCGGCGGCTTGATGCGTACCTTAAACAGGTATGGCGCAGGGCTGACGGCAGGGGGCTAACCATCATGGCGGCCTGTCATGACTCCGGTGGTCACCACACTCAGAAAGTTTACGAGTTTGCAAAAGAACGGCTCGGGCGTCGTATCTGGGCCATCAAAGGTGAATCAGCACAGGGTGGGAAACGAAACCCAGTCTGGCCAACAAAAAGGCCGTCATCGAAAAGCAAGGCGCAATTCAGGCCAATCATTCTGGGGGTTAACTCTGCGAAGGATGCTGTTCGTGGTCGCCTGCATCTTGAACCGCCAGCGCCTGGTATGCCTGCTGCTGGCTACATGCACTTCCCGGAGGATCGGGATATTGGTTACTTCAACCAACTACTTGCTGAGCGGCTCGTATACAAGGTGGTTGCAGGGCAGCGTTTCAGCGTTTGGGAAGCTATTCCTGGTAGGGCTAACGAAGCTTTGGATTGCCGTGTTTATGGTTACGCCGCGCTCTGTGGGCTTATGCATATGGGACTGAAGCTGAACGTTCGGGCAGCAAATCTGGAAGCTAACCCAGATAAATTCCTGCCAGCTCCCACTAAGCAGGAAGAACAGATCAGCTACGAGTTACCCGGCGTTGTCATTGAAGAAGCTGCACCGGTTAAGCGTAAGCGAATGTCACAACTTCTGCCGAAATAAGGAAAATCATGTTTAACCGGAACACCAGTCTGCTGGCTGGCGCGATGACTGATGCTCAGCTCAGAGATGCGCTTGCGAAAGCTCAGCAGGCTTACATTGACTTAGCAACCGGAAGCCACGGTGTTTCGTTTTCCTATTCTCAGGGGGACGGAATACGATCCGTATCCTACCAGCAAAGTTCGCTGGCAGACTTGCTGGCTCTGATCCAGCTCCTGCAGGCGCAATTGGGGATTATCTCGCGTCCCCGCAAGCCAGCGAGGTTTAGATTCTGATGAATAAAGTACAGATATTGGGCCCAGATGGGCAACCTATGCGCCCAAGTAGACCATCAATGCTGGTGGGCGGAAGCCGCGTACCTTATGACGCGGCTGATTCATTCAGTGACCAGTTGGCAAATTGGCAACCTGCTCTGTGGTCTCCAGACAACGAAATCAACATTTACCGGGATCGCATTGTTTCTCGCGCTCGCGATTTAGTTCGTAATGATGGTTGGGCAAACGGTGCTGTAACCCGGTTGTTGGACAACGCCGTCGGCGCAAATTTCCGACCCATTATGAAGCCTGATTATCGGGTTCTCAGAATGATTACGGGAAACAAAGCGTTTGATTCATCCTGGGCGGAAGAGTATGGGAAAGCACTGGATGGACACTGGCGAACATGGAGTAACGACACTGGGCGGTATTGCGACGTAGAACGGAAGTTGACTGTATCACAGATGCTGAGGTTGGGCTTTCGTCACAAGCTTATCGACGGCGATGCTCTGGCTATTCTCCAATATCGAACCGATCGACTTGGTCGTGGCAGAGGTCGTTATGCCACCACGGTTCAGATCGTTGACCCTGACCGCCTTAGTAATCCTCAGCAGAATTTTGATATGCCGAATGTTCGCGGTGGTGTTGAAATTGATAATGACGGTGCGCCAGTGGCATATCACATCAGGGAAGCCCATATGGGGGACTGGTGGAGCGGTGCTAAAACGATGACTTGGCAGCGCATCCCGCGCGAAACTGCATGGGGGAGACCGCATGTAGTTCATGATTTTGACCATGAGCGTGGTGCTCAGCATCGCGGTAATGGCATTTTGACCCCAGTGATCCAGCGTCTGAAAATGCTGGTCAAATATGACCAGAGTGAATTGGAAGCGGCGATTCTTAACGCAATTTTTGCAGCTTATATTGAGTCGCCATATGACCCTGCGATGGTTCAGTCTGCTCTAGGCGAAAACTATGACGAGTCTGAAATTGGCGCATATCAGGATGGACGAGTCGAGTTTCACAATGACCGTCGGCTGACGCTTCAGAATGGTGCTCGAATGCCCATTCTTTATCCTGGTGAAAAAATCACTACAGTGAACGCGGCCCGGCCTTACAGCAACTTTGAAGTATTTGAATCGGCGGTTCTCCGCAATTTTTCATCTGGTACTGGGCTATCTCCGCAGCAGGTGACGCAGGATTGGTCCGATGTTAACTACAGTTCTGCTCGTTCATCGTTGCTTGAAGCCTGGAAAACACTAACCCGCCGCCGGGATGATTTCTCGACAGGTTTTGCTCAACCTATTCTCACCGCCTTTGTTGAAGAAGTTCACGACAATGAGGATTTACCTCTGCCTGCAGGCGCACCGGATTTCGTTGATGCCAGAGCAGCATATTCACGTGCTCGCTGGATGGGGCCGGGGAGAGGCTGGGTTGATCCTGTGGCAGAGAAAAAAGGTGCAATCCTTGGTCTGGATGCTGGCCTTTCAACACTGGAAATTGAAGTGGGTGAAAACGTTGGTGAAGATTGGGAGGAGGTTCTCGATCAGCGTCAGAGGGAAATTGAATCCTGCCTTAAACGTGGGCTTCCATTGCCTAGCTGGGCACAGGCTGACCAGTTTGCTAGTCAGACAATTACCGATCCGGAGGAAAAGTGAATCTACCTCATTTGGCTCAGCGGCTATTTAATACCCCGCTGGCCTTACACCCGAATAAAGCCGAAGTCATTATGGCCGCTGTTATGGACCGCTTCGGAATCTCTCGGGTTGAATCATCCATGGCAATGAACGACGAGGACAGTTACGGATATGACGATAACCGGGGCCGGGAAACCAAACGTGACCCTGGTTATGACAACGTAGCTGGTGTGGCCGTTATCCAAATCACCGGAACGTTGGTGCAGAAATTAGGCTGTTTGCGCCCATACAGCGGCATGACGGGTTATGACGGAATTCGCCAGGCATTTCTAACCGCGCTGGCAGACCCCGAGGTGGATGGTATCTGTCTTGATATTGATTCACCTGGTGGTGAAGTCGCTGGGTGTTTTGACCTGGTGGACGAAATCTACAATGCCAGGGGAGAAAAGCCGATTCATGCCATCCTCACCGAGAACGCTTACTCGGCGGCCTATGCCATCGCCAGCGCAGCAGACCGAATTTCTGTTCCTCGTACCGGTGGTGTCGGCTCTGTGGGTGTCATTACGATGCATCTTGACTGGACCCAACGTATTAAAGAGGACGGTCTGAAGGTCACGATCATTACTTTCGGTAGCCGGAAGGCGGAAGGTTCACCCTATCGGGAGCTGTCTGCTGAAGCTCTGGAAGCTATCCAGCACGATATTAACGCCATGGGGGAATTGTTTGTAAACACGGTCGCCCGTAACCGGGGGATGAGTGCAAAGGTTATCAAAAATACCCAGGCGGCCTGTTATATGGCGGCTGATGGCGTAGAAATTGGACTAGCAGATGAGGTTTGCACTCCTGATGCTGCGTTCAGACATTTACTTCAAGTAACAGGATCTTGAGATGACGAAGAAAACTTTTAATTTTGCTCACCTGATTGGGTTTGGCAAGTCAGCATCTGAAGAGGATGAAGACAAAAAAGCCAAAAAAGCGAAGGCTCGTAAGGCAGAAGAAGACGAGCGCGACGAAGATGCTGAAGACGACGATGAGCGTGATGACGACGCGGAAGAAGACGAACGCGACGACGATGCTGAAGATGACGGTGATGATCAGGAAGCATCAGAAGACGATGATTCTGAAGACGACAGCGACGGCGACGACAACCGAAAAGAAAGCAAAGCGGTTAAAAATGCCCGCGCCGCCGAGCGTAAACGTTGTGCCCGTATCTTCGGCAGTAAGCACGCCGCGGCGAATCCTTCACTGGCCGCGTCGCTGGCATTTAATACCGGTATGAGTTCGGCGGCTGCAATCAGTGTCCTGGCCTCTTCAGCCCCGGCACAACAGCCACAGGCGACCCATAAACGTTCGCTTGATCAGAGAATGCAGGATAACCAGGTTCGGCTGAGGCCAGATGGTAACCGACCTACCCGGAACAAATCTGCGCTGGTGGATAAAATGACCAGTCTCTATAACTCTACGACAGGAGAGAAGTAATGGATCAATTTGGTCAGAACCCGTTTGAACCGGGTATGAAGAGTTCGCTGTTTGTACCAGATCAACTGGTTGCAGGTACGCTCCAGCTGGTTACTGACAGCGGGATCATTACCGGCGGCGCTTTTAAGCGTGGCACGGTGCTGGGACTGGTGTCTGCCAGCGGAAAATACACCCAATGTGTGAAAACTGCTGAAGATGGCAGCCAGGCACCTGTGGCTATTCTGGTTGATGATGTTGACGCATCGTCTTCTGATCAGACTGGTGGCCTGTATCTGATGGGAGAGTTTAACCAGAACCGCGTCACTATTGACGCATCCTGGACGATTGCAGAGATGAAAGCTGCACTAAGGCTGCTGGCCATTTTCCTGAAAGACAGTAACCAGGCTCCGGTTTCCTGATTTAAATCCCCTTAAACAATTTCTCTGCTTTTTGCTTTAACCGGCAGGGGCTCGCTCATTCCAAATTCCTGCCGGGTTTGCCCGGCACCATCAAGAGACTGATTATGGAAAATATTTTTGATACCAGTGTGCTGGTACAGGTCGTTCCTAACCTGAAAACCAGTCAGAACTGGCTGCTTGATCGCTTCTTCCCTAATGTCGTGACTTATGAGACTGAAGAGGTGGCAATTGATGTTGATGTCGGCCTGCGTCGTATGGCCCCGTTCGTTTCCCCGCTGGTGGAAGGTAAGCTGGTCGAATCCCGTAAATACCAGACCAACACCTTTAAACCCGCTTACATCAAAGACAAGCGGGCACCGGACCTGCGTAAACCCATCCGCCGTCAGATTGGTGAGAAAATTGGCGGGGAATACACCGCTGCCGAGAGAGAAATGCTGAATCTGCAGTTTGAAATGACTGACCAGATCGACATGATCAATCGTCGTCTGGAATGGATGGCAGCCAGCGCACTGGTGTCGGGCACAGTTACCGTTACCGGGGAAGGCTATGAAACTAAAGTGGTGGATTTTGGGCGTGCTTCTGACCTGACCATCACTCTTAGCGGCTCGGATAAATGGCCACTGACTGTTGCTGCTGGCGCTACCAATACCCAGCCATCAGATGACGTTGAAATCTGGCAGACGACTTTCCTGAAAGAGTCCGGCTCTGTCGCCACTGATCTGGTCTTCACGAATAAGTCATGGCGCGCATTCCGGCTGGATACCACCATCAAGGATAATGCCATCACGTTCCCGGCGCTGAGCCCGTTTGGTAACCAGATTAACGCTGGCCCACAGGTGATGAAGGGCGCTATCTATAAAGGGCGCTGGGGTAACTTTGACCTATGGTTATATAACGACTGGTTTATTGACCCGCTCGATAATGTCGAGAAGCCGATGATCCCCGACGGCGCTGTTATTATGTCTGGCGCTGACCTGATGGGTACCCGTGCCTTTGGCGTCATCCTCGACCCGGCATTTAATTACGGTCCTCTGGCCTATGCGCCAAAATCCTGGGTGAAAGAAGATCCTGCCCAGCGTCTTATCCTGATGCAATCCTCCCCGCTGGTTATTCCGAGCCGGGTTAACGCATCCCTCTGTGCGACGGTGGTCTGATATGGCTAAAACAACCAAAACTACACCGGGCGATGATCTGAATGCGGAAGGGACTGCCGCTGATGGTCTGAATGTTGACGAGCTGAATGCCGGCGGCAACGTTCAGGAGTCCCAGCCGCTTGACGATAAACAAGGAGCCCCATCAGAGGATGAGGATGTCGCTGAAGAAGATATTCAGGAAGCAGCGGAACCCTATTTTGTGGTGTTGAAAGGGAATTGCATTCGCCATGACGGTGAGGTTTACCGGGAAAACTCCCGCATTCCGGTTTCCGGTAAGGATGCTGAGCGTCTGCTGGCCGCTGGTGTGATTGCCGATGTTCAGGTTCTGCGGCAGCGTGCATTATCTGCTGCGCGTGGTGTGAAAATCACAACGGAGTAAGCTGATGGGCGTGGACTGGGATTTACATCTCTTAAGCCCGTTACATGGCATTTTTGGCGATGAGCATGAGTACCGTCCTAAAGACGGTACCTCTTTTCTGATTAACGGTATTTTCGATCGTGGCTATGCTGTCGTGACCGAAAATTTTGACGGTGATTCAGCCATAAATACAACGAACCCGGTTCTCGGGGTGCGCGACGCGGAGTTCACTAACTTAGGCAGAGCACTCCCGGTTGTATCCGATCGTGTGTTTATTAAAACCGTCGGCGGAAAGCCTGTTAATCAGTTGTTCGTCGTGATGAACGTAGAGCCAGATAGCCATGGCGGATCGAAACTTGTACTTAATGTAGCGAAACAACGATGAATGCTTCAGACATTCGAAAGATGGTGGTTCTGGCGCTGACCAACGCCACTGACGCGGCTGCTCGTGTCTTTTCTCCGCGTGACTGGCCTACATCTCCGGTGGAATATCCCGCCTTACTCATCCAGACCCCTTTCGACCATAAAAAGGCGATGGGGCGAAATACGCCGTCCTTCACTACCGTGACAACTGTCCGTATCACTGGTCGGGTGCAGGAGTATGACGGTGAAACGGATGATGATGGGGCGATGCGCGCAGAAGTGGCGCTGGAAGACTTGCGTGAGCAGGTAGAGCGAGCAGTCATCAACAGTTATGAACTGACCCGGAAAATACAAAAGTACGCCGAAGTTCGCTCAACGATCAATGTTGATGCAGACGGCGAGGCTCATATGGGCCAGCTGCTGTATGAAATTGATATCGAACATTACCAGGGGCCGGAAGATTTCTACCCGGTTGAAACGGTTCCCCTGGAGGGGATTGATATCACGATCGCCGTACCGGATGGCACCCCTCAACCTGGGATTAGTATCAACCTTCAGGAGTAAATCATGTTTTTAAAACCGAATAACGGGCTCAGCGTTCGCTGCCCCGTAAAGGGCTCCCCTTTGCCGAAAGAAGGTGCAGAGGTCCCGGATAATACCTTCTGGCGTCGCCGTTTAAGTGATGGCGATGTGGTTGTGGCGAAGCCGAAAGCCGCTGCAAAAAGTGATTCACATAAAAATGAGGGAGATACTGAATGACTGTTCCATTCGCTCGTGTTCCCGATAATCTGCGGGTGGGGCTGTTTTTCGTTGAGTTTGATAACTCAATGGCGAATAACGCCACAGCTACGCAGCGCACCCTACTTATCGGTGGGATGCTGACTTCAGGCTCAGCCACAGCTGGTATTCCTGAACGCGTTTCCTCTCCTGATACAGTCGGTGAGCTTGCCGGGAAAGGCAGTATTCTTCACGCCATGATGACGGCGTATCAGAAAAACGATACCGCAGCGGAAGTCTGGATTTTACCACTGGCAGAAGACCCGGATTCGATGACCGTTGCAACGGGTTCGATTAAAGTCACCAGTGCACCAACGGCGACCGGTGTTATCTCTCTGTACATCGCTGGTGAGCGGATTCAGCTTACCGTAGTGGCAACGGACACCGTCGCTTCGATTGCTACGGCTCTGGCCGCTGCAATTAACGCAAAAAGTATCCTCCCGGTAACTGCCAGCGCGGCAACTGACACCATCACACTGACCGCAAAGAACCTCGGTCTGGTTGGAAATGGCATTGATATTCGCCTGAATTATCTTGGCCTACCCGGTGACGAACGTACACCTGCAGGTCTGGAACTGACTATTACTGCGATGCACGACGGTGCTGGCGCTCCCGATCTTACCGGGGCACTGGCAAACCTTCAGGACCGTACTTTTGACTTCATTGTTAATCCATATGATGACATCAGTTCTCTGGACTCGATGAAAGAGTTCTTATCCGATATCAGTGGTCGCTGGGCGTGGGATAAACAACTCTACGGTCATTCTTTCGGAACTACCGCCGGGACCTATGCTCAATTAGGCACAAAAGGAGAGGTCCGTAACAATCAGCATGAAACCCTGATGGGCGTGAACAAATCACCATCTCCAACCTGGTTATGGTCTGCAGGATATACAGGCGCAGCGGCGGTCAGCTTGCGTAATGATCCGGGGCGTCCTGTTCAGTCCCTGGCTATTTTGGGTGTGCTGGCTCCAGCACTGCAGGACCGTTTTGAACTGACAGAGCGTAACAATCTGCTGTACAGCGGCATTTCTACTTTCACGGTTGATGATGACGGTACGGTTCGTATTGAAAACCTGATCACCACTTATCAGAAAAATGCATACGGCGATGCGGATGATAGTTATCTGGAAGTTGAAACACTTTTCAGCCTGATGTTTGTCACTCGTTACCTTCGAACAGCCGTAACCAGCAAGTTTGGGCGGATGAAGCTGGCAGCTGATGGTACTCGCTTTGCTCCTGGTGCTGCGATTGTCACCCCGAATATTATCAAAGCTGATCAGATCGCCGAATACGGAAAGCTGGTGTGGAACGGGTATGCACAAGACAAAGAGGCATTTGCTAAAAACATTATTGTTGAGCAGAACGCCAAAAACCCTAACCGCGTTGATGTGTTGTGGCCGGGAACTCTCATTAACCAGCTACGTGTTTTCGCGTTACTCAACCAGTTCCGCACTCGTGCTGAATCAACAGGAGCTTAAACGATGGCAGGTGATACTACTAACCGCCTGGCGGGAACCGCCTATGTCACTGTTAACGGTGTGACGGTAATGGTGGAGGGCTCGTTTAAATACCAGGCTGCCACCGTAAACCGTACCACCCTGACAGGGATGGATGGTGTGCACGGATATAAGGAAAAACCTGTGGCGCCATACATTTCTGCCCGACTGCGTGACAGTGGCGGAACGAATGTGCAGGGCTTTAACCAGCAGACGAACGTCAACGTGATCGCCGAGCTGGCTAACGGGAAAACTATCATTGGCCGTTCACTCTGGACGGTCAACGTCCAGGAAGTGGAAAGCGAAGATGCAGTATTTGATGTTCGCTGGGAAGGCCGCGACGTAACGGAGAACTAAGATGGCTGAGATTGAACGCGTTAAAACCATTCCATTAACCGTAGCGCTGGATGATGCTGCGGAGAAGACCACTTATACGCAGCTGGAGCTGAAAGCACCCACGCTAAGCCAGGCTGAGCAGTTTTACGAGAAACAGGCTGCGTCAACGTCGCTCGCGGCGATGCGCCTGCTTATTGCGCTGGTTTCCGGTACGCGTGAAAGCGTACTGCAGCCGATGGATTTTCTCGACTTCCGTAAGTGTGAGGAGTATCTGCTCAGTTTTTTGACCTGGAAGCCCTGACAACCTGGCAGGAAATGGCCGCTGACGTCACCTTCTATTTCCGCTGGTCTGAGGACAGGGCGTGGGGAATGACCCGCGCCCGGCTGAAATGGTGGGTGGCGCAGGCATCCCGGATAAACAAGCTTAGGAAACCTGAAGACGATGAGTAATTCTTTTGATTTTGAGCTGGTGGCCAGCGACCAGGTTAGCGAGGCTATAGACCGCATTAATGAGGCTGTCCGTGACCTGGAGCCGAAGCTAGATAAAACTAAAGAAGGGCTCAAGTTAGGCGGTCAGGAAACAGCCGACGGACTGAGCGGTTTTATTTCTCGCCTCGAGAATATGTCGAAGAGCGCGCGGGATAACGTGCAGTTTATTGGCGACATGGTTCCCCCACTGAAAATGGTGGGGGAGCTATCTGGTAAGTTGGGTTTACTCGGTATTGCTGGTGCTGCAGGGTACGGGCTTAAACAGGTCGCCTACGGTTTTCGCGAAGCGTCCAGGGAAGCGTATAACCTGGACGTTTCATCAAAAAATGCAGGTATGCGTGTAGGCGATTTTTCCCGTCTTGCTGGAGCTATGCGCATCCTTGGCGCTGATAGTGAAAGTGCAAATGCTTCTATTGGTGGCATGGCGAAAACGCTGAAAGAAGCCGCCAGTGGCGCGAATGGGCAGGTACTTGGTGCGCTCGCACAGATCGGTGTTCAGATACAGAAAAATAATGATGGTTCTGTTGATACGCTAAAAACATTACAGGAGATAGCTCGAGTCTTCCCTTCGTTGCGGCCTGAGCAACAAAAGTCCGTAGCCGATGCTCTTGGGATGACGCCAGAAATGTTGGCGTTAATGCGTGAAGGTGAGCGCATGAAAACGCTGCTGGCTAAATCTGACGAGTTTGGGCTAACAATTGATCCTGAACTTAATAAAGAACTAAGCGACATCAATGGAACGATGAATGAACTTAGCGCCTCCTGGGATGGGCTGTGGCAACGTTCAAAAAATAAATCGCTAAAGACATTACTCTCTGATGGATCAGTTAAAGATGGGTTGGAAGGTGTTACTGACCTATTCACTAACGGTGATTCAATAAGCCAAATGCACGCTCTTGGTGTCACAAGTAGCAGTGATGCGTCTAAGCTCCGTCGGATGTTGGGGGATAAGGACCTAAACAATAATCTTTCATGGTATGACAGAAACATGGCGTACTATGGCGGTATTATGACCGATGGGGCAAGAAAGCAATATGACGCCAAATATCGTCCAGTTGATCTGGCTGAACAATTAAATAGTGACATGTCGGCAATAAATCGCCCTAGTGTTGGTGGGAATAATAATGTTCCCTACAATCAAGGCGGGCAGTATGATTCAATTTTTAGTGATGCTGGTAAAAAATGGGGCGTTGACCCACGATTGCTCAAAGCTGTCATGATGCAAGAGTCAGGGGGGAACCCAAATGCTACCAGTAGTGCTGATGCTTATGGGTTAATGCAGATAATCCGACCGAACTTCAAAGCAACTGGGATAACGGACTGGACCGACCCAAACCAGAACATTAATGCTGGAGCACAAATTTTATCCGAAAACTTACTGAGGTCAGGCGGCGATGTGCCTCTGGCGCTTCGATATTATCACGGGGGATATGACACAAGTCGCTGGGGCCCTGTGAACCGGGCTTATCCTGATGCGGTGCTCGGTCACTACCAGAAAATTATCAATGAAGAAAAGCAGCAAAGTGATGCTTTCCCTGACAGTCCGGTGAACGAACAATCCTCTGGAGACGGAATCATTCAGCCAGAGTTGCAGCGTTCGGGACCAGATAAGACCCTTACCGATAATATTACGCGCTCCTTCATGAGTGCGATGGCTGAGCAAAAATTGAAACTTGAGATCACCATGATCGACGGGAAGGGAGGGCGAAGGGAATACAGCGCCGAAGATGGCGGAAGAATAACGTTACCCATGTCTTACTGATCATTTTCAACTGTCATTGTATATACGGTAACCGCCGACATGGCGGTTTTTTTATTTCCGGAGGCGTGATGCCGTCAATTATCCAGGACGCAATAACTTCTCTTTTGGGGGGAGATGCCAGCGATGACTGGCAGGGGCAGTTACGGCCCAGCTCATTCAGAGGCGTGCCATTTGCAATTGTTGCTGAGGAAGGGAGCCACGGTCGACGCCAGGCGGTACATGAATATCCCTACCGTGATACAGCCTGGATAGAGGATATCGGGCGAGCAACGCGGCGATTTGTTATTCGCGGTTTCTTGATCCAGAACAGCCAGGTTTACGGCGGCGGCGATGCTATCACACAGCGCCAGTCACTGATTGAAGCCTGTGAACAAAAAGGTAGCGGTACGCTTGTCCATCCGACACTGGGCGAATTAACGGTTTCCATCCCTGAGAATGGTTTGCGTATTTCCGGGTCGATGGAGAACGGGCGAGTATTTGAATTTACCCTGATGGCAATTGAATCAGGGCTTAAAGTGTTTGCTGTCACGGGGAGTACCGTTGCAGGCGCCACGGTGAAAACCAACTATCTGAAACTGGTCAGCACTGCTGTGCTGAGCACGATTGCCAGGGTTAAGAGTGAAATCCGCGGTGTCACACAGGCTATAAACACCATCAGAGGCACGGTCACGTTCTGGACTAACATGGTTGACAGCACCATCAGTCAGGTCACGAATCTCAGCAATGTCCTGAACTCCACGTTCGGGAATACCCGGTACGGACGTTACAGTAAAGGCTCTGTGGGCGGTAGTTCCTCTGCTGTTGCTGGCAAATCGTCAGTTGCTGATGTGGATGATGAGAGAGCACTGGCTGACAAGGTAACAGCCCAGTCGGTAATGGACCGGAAAAATGTTACCGACAGGTCGAGCCAGCTTAGCAGCTCCAACACACCTGATGAATTTGTCCAGGGCGTCGCCGACGTGGTAAACGCAATTCTTAACAGCGCCGGCAGCGTTAATGACCGAATCACAGCGCTGGAAAAACTGGCTAATTCAATCAGCACGGAGTACCAGCAGTCCGACAGCAGCAAAGCGATTTCGGCGACCATGAACACGCTGATTGTTGTGCTATGTACTGGTGCCATGACCAGTGCCGCAGCGGACTCCAGACCAGCCAGTACAGACGAGGCAGAAGAGTTAACTCAACGAGTTTCTGTGCAACTTGATACGGCGCTGGTTCTGGCTGGAGACCGCGCGGACGATGATATGTATAACGCGCTTCTCGCCGTCAGATCGGCATTCCTTTCTACGATGAGTGAGCGTGCTTCTGGTCTGAGCGAGCTTCTGCAGGTTACTACCGCTCAGCCGCTTCCGGCGCTGACGCTGGCAAACCGATTATACCAGGATGCCACCCGTGCAGATGAACTGGTACAGGAAGCGCGCGTAGCGCATCCGGCGTTTATGCCGACAACCATGAAGGTACTGAGGCAATGAATGCAGACAGCGATCTGGATGTTGTTTCTTTGACGGTCGACGGCAAAATCATCGAGGGGTGGGATTCTGTCCGGGTAACGCGGGGTATTGAGCGTTTTCCCTCTGATTTCGATCTTGGGCTAATGGATTACTTCCCTGGCAACGAAGATCGTCAACTCGTTGAAGAGGGAATGTCTTGTGAAGTTCGTATCGGAGATGATCTGACACTGACGGGATATGTTGATGACTGGGAACCAGCGATATCACGCTCTCGGCATGAAGTAAGAGCCACGGGGCGCAGTAAATGTCAGGACCTTGTGGATTGTTCTGCGGAGTGGCCCAATAACGTTATTAATGCCAGTAATGCGCTTGAAATTGCTCAGCGCCTGGCATCGTACTATGACATTCAGGTTTCGACTGATGTCGATGACTTGATTAAGGTACCTCAATTCACAATTAACTGGGGTGAATCACCACAGGAAATTATTGAAAGGGTGGCCCGTTGGTCAGCATTGCTCTATTACGACCAGCCTGATGGAAATTTGCTTCTGACTCGTGTTGGTACACGACGGGCCGCAAGCGGTATTGCAGAAGGCGTAAATGTTGAACAGGCATACTATCGTAGGTCAATGGCGGATCGGTTCTCGGACTATGTTGGCGTGTCTATGGGAATATCACCGATAGCCGGATTTTCACCTGATACAGCATATGACGCGGTAACGCTGGCGACGGCAAGGGACCCTGAAGCTGCCAAAATGCGTTATAGAAAGCATATTTCTATTATCGAAAGTACGTTGATGGCCTCGCATCAGGCACAGCGTGCAATAGATTGGGAAATGAATCGTCGATATGGCCGCTCAAAACAATTATCTGTAACCATCGACTCCTGGCGGGACAGGGATGGGAAACTTTGGGAGCCCAATACTCTGATCCCGGTTGACCTTCCAACACTGCAACTTCCTGATACTGAATTACTCATTGCTGAAGTCACTTATATGCGAGACGACAACGGCACACATGCGCGTCTAGCGCTGATGCCGCCGGAAGCTTTCGCCATCCAGCCTTATGCCTTTTATCAGCAGATTCCAGGACTAAATACATGAACCAGAATTTGAAAAAAGCAGCAGTGCGAATTGCTGGAATGCTGGGGATTGGGCGGATCACATCTCAGAAAGACAGTGGAGAAATTCAACAAGCTCAATATCAGACTCCATTGGAGGTTGCCAGTGCGCCTCGGATGGCTGACTTCGGTTTTTCCTCCGGGCTTCCGGTAGGTACTGATGTTGTTATTGCCTTCATCGGCGGTGATCGTTCAAGCCCAGTAATCATTGCATCAAATCATCAGGGGTATAGACGAACTGGGCTGAATGAAGGGGAAACAGCCATCTATAACAAATGGGCGATGGAAGTGTTGCTCACTGAAAAGGGTGTCTTTATTGATGCTAAGGGGAAAGACGTAGAAGTAAATAACGCGACGAACGTAACTATAAACGGCAGCGAGGGAATACTGGCAAATACTCCGGTTTTAAAGTGTACCGGAGACATTATAGACAACTGTGAGAGCAATACCCGAACGCTCAAAGAGCTCCGTGATGCTCACAATGATCATGACCATGTAGTTAAAAATGTTCAGAAGGGTAACGACGACGCTACCAGTGAGAAAACAGAGGAGCAGGTTAAATGAGTGATTTTTCCTCCTTCTGGAACGTGGACGAAATGATTGCCGACTGGCAGGAAGGCGCAGGGATGCTATCTACCGATAATGACCTTCAAACGGTAATTCTAATCAGTCTTTTTACCGATCGGCTGGCGCGTTCTGATGATAACTATGAAGATAGCGATCGTCGTGGCTGGTGGGGTGATACAGGTGAAGATCAGCAGCTTGGTTCACGGCTTTGGTTGTTACGGAGGGAAAAGCTAACGACTAATGTGGCAATCAAAGCTGAAACCTACGCGCTGGAAGCCCTTAAATGGTTGAAAGACGACGGTGTTGTAAATGACGTTGTCCCTGTTGCTCAAATCGTTATGCCAAATCGCTTGAACCTCACTATCCGGTATTTATCTCCGGGGCAAAACTGGCAGGAAAGCAGATTCTACTGGATATGGGAGAAACTTTAAAATGCCCTTTAAACGAAAGACTCTGACTGAGTTACGAGATGAAAACCGTAATTTTCTTCAGGCCGAACTAAAAAACGTTGGTGCGCTTCTCCGTTTTGCCAACCTAAAGGTTGTTGCCGATATGGATGCGGGGATGGCCCACCTGCATTACGGCTACCTTGATTATATGGCGCTGCAGTCCAACCCGTTCACGGCAACTGGTGAATACCTGGCTGGATGGATGGCCTTAAAACGTGTCTACAGGAAACCTGCCAGTGCCGCTAAATCAAAAGATGTGAAAGCGGTCGGGGCCGGAAACCGCATTATTCCCGCCGGAACGATTTTAAACAGGGGGGATGGCTATCAGTACACTGTAACCTCGGAAATCAAAATTCAAGATACCGGGGAAGGGCATGGAGGAATCACCGCTGTTTTGCCTGATGTCACGGATGATGTTACCGGTGGGGGCGCTAATGGCAATGCAGATGCAGGAACGGTACTCACGCTTGATGTAAACATTGCAGGAGTTGAGGCTCAATTAACGCTAATAGAAGCTGCTATAGGCGGCGCTGATATCGAGGATGAAGAGGCTTTTCGAAGTCGTGGCCTGCTCTCATGGCAAGAACCACCACAGGGGGGAAGTGATACCGATTATAAAAAATGGGCGCTGGAGCTCTCCGGGGTCACGCGAGCCTGGGTGAAACGTAGGCTTAATGGTGCAGGGACGGTTGGTGTGTACATCATGTGCGATGGAAATCTTAATGACGGTTTCCCTGTCGGAACTGATGGGATATCACAACTTGAGGAGTGGGGGGCAGTGAAGGCATCTGGTGATCAGCTAACTGTAGCCGATCATATCTATCCACTTCAGACAGACACTGCGATTATTTTTGTTTGTTCACCAATCAGGAAAACCATTAATTTTGAAATTGCAGGTATTAAGGATGCAGATAGTACAGTAGTCAGTAATATTAAAGAGGCATTAAAATCCCTGTTTTTTGATGAGTCGAATCCTGATGGTTCAGGGAAAATTGATTTGTCTGATATTAATAAAAGTATCAGTAATGTAGACGGAACTAAGGGGTATATCCTTAACAGCCCATCATCAAACATTACTTTTGAAATTGGTGAGATTCCAGTCCTGGGTGAGGTGAAATTTGTATGAGCCTGTATTCCCAAAATGATTACGCTACTGCGCTCGGTGCGTTATTGCCGACGGGTAGAGCATGGCCGAGAACAAGCAAGACTGTACAGGCTGCAGTTTTACGTGCATTGGGTAACTCCTTTCAGCGTTCTGATAATGATGCTGTGAACCTCATCACTGGTGCTTTTCCTGCGACTGCAACTGTCATGCTATCAGAATGGGAAAGTACTCTCGGTTTACCGAATGACTGCTCTATTGGGGAAATTGGTGGCATCAGTGACAGGCAACGCTCAGTTGTCTCTAAATTAATAAGCACTAGCGGCCTAAACCGAGATTATTATATTCGTGTCGCAGCAGCATTAGGTTACACCATAACGATCACACAGTTTCGTCCTGCAATAAGTGGGATGTCTGTGTGTGGTGATACTTTGAATGGCGATGAGTGGCCCTTTACCTGGCGAATTAACGCGCCGGAAACAACTATTAAATATGCGTTATCTGGTGCTTCGTATTGTGGTGACCCATTAGCATCCTGGGGTAACAAGCAACTTGAATGCGCAATTAATAAGATCGCGCCATCCCATTTGAATCTTATCTTTAGTTATTCATAATTAATTATTTACCTTAATAATTATCACTTATCAGTGAGGATTAATCATGCTCAGAATCGGGCAAGTTGAGCCATCTGCAACAGCAGACGGTAAATATACAGACGGTAGCGTTGCTGGTGGCATTGCAGCAACACGACTCCGAGCCGCTGCTTTCAATGCCATGCAGGAAGAGTTGGCTAACATCGTAGAGTCAGCAGGAATGATCCTTTCTCCTGATGATATGACCCAGGTGCTTACAGCATTAAAGAAACAGCTCCTCAGTCGTGCGAACCCATTTGCAGATATTAAAGCCGACGGAACTGCAGCAATTGCAGAAGCTCTCTCAAACCTTGGTTTAGTAAATAACGGCGCAGTCGGTCGTCTGATTGGCATGCAGATAATCAAGACGTCTGGCACTTACACCAAAACCCCCGGAGCAATGTTCGCGGATGTCATCGCTATTGGGGGCGGTGGAGGCGGCGGCTGGGCAACTTCCACAGGAAACTATAACGCAGCGGGGGGGGGGGGCGGTGGCGGCGGAATGGCACGGGGTCTCTTTAACCTGTCTGCAATATCAACCGTGCTTGTCACGATTGGTGCGGGTGGTAATGGCGGTATTGCCTCGAAGATGACCAATGGCACGCAGGGTGGTGCGACGACTTTTGGCTCTTATCTCTCAGCAAGTGGAGGCCAGCCAGGCAACGGCTGCACTGCGTCAGGCTCCTCTGCGTCATGTGGCATGGGCGGTCAGGGTGGCACTTCGACCGTGGGTGCCATTTTGTGCAACGGGTACGCCGGGCTACCCGGTGTGATGGCAACCCCAACAGCAGTCGGAGGGACTGTAGGTTCCGGTCTTGGCGGCGGCAGCTTTATTTCTGGCCCTGGTGGGTATGGTGCGGGTGGTAATGGCGCGGCAACAATCAGTGGAAATCAAAACGTTAATGGCGGTAATGGCTCTGCGGGTGTGGTTATTGTTATGGAGTATGCGTAAATGAACTATGCAATTATCAAAAATGGCATCGTAGAAAATATTGTTATCTGGGATGGCAAGTCAGAATGGCCTGAATCAGCCAGCGCCATTCTCTCTACTGAAGGTATGGGTATCGGTTGGCATTACGTCAATGGCGTTTTTAGTGCGCCAACTCCGACCGATGAAGAATTAGCAGCAGCAAAACAACTGCGAATTACCAATAACTTCGCTATGAAAAATTCGCTGATGAATGAAGCAACGCAGCAAATTGGTGTGCTACAGGATGCCGTCGATCTGGGTATGGCTACAGATGCAGAATCCGCCACGTTGCCTCTGTGGAAACAATACCGTGTGCTGCTGAGCAGGATTGACGCTAACACTGATGCAGAGATTAGCTGGCCTATTACTCCGTAAGATGGGTGATTAATGAATAATATGGCGATGAAAATAATTTTATAAAGTTGTTTTTCAGAGGAGGTGCACTCGAAGAAAGTGCACCTCTTGTATAATAAGAGCAGCTGCCTTTACTTGATAAGATCTATTAGGTTGGTTGCGCTGTTTTTTTTAATGGCCTACCTCGTTTAGCTACGAGGCGCTTGCCTGCTCTCTGAGAAGGGGATTCAATCAAGATGTGTATTAACCATGACAAAAATATAATGGAAAAAGTCACAATTAAGAGAGATACCCATGCTTTAAACCCCATTTCAAGTAAAATTCGAAGGGCGACATACCCAGCTACCCCGTGGATAATATATAGCGGATAGCTTATGTTGGCAAAAAAATCAAAAAACCTATTGGATTTAAATAATTTTGGGTGAGCATAAGCAAAAGCAAAGACCAAAAGTGCAAATGCATAGCTCCAGGCGACATTTATACTGGCTGAATATGGACCAGCCCACCAAAGAATGCAGAATAAAGTAAATAATATGCCGATTCCAAGATAAGCCTTGTTGGCATTTATATAACCACAATACATATAATAAAACATGGTTCCGATAAACATATAAATAATATACTGAGAAAAAAACATGTATGCCATGGCAAGATGGAATGCTGATATATTGGAGTTAATCCATTCAGGAGCAACCTTGTTAATATAGAGAGCAAACAAAAAAAGAATAAGCGGGGTAATGAAAACTTTTATGGAGTGCTTGCGAAATACTGCTATTAATATAGCGCAAATGAGATAAAACTTCATTTCTATCTCCAGTGTCCAAATGATTCCATCAATGCTCCTGGAGTACAACAAGTCTCTGATTCCAGGGATGTAGTGAATCAATATTTCTTTGTTATTAAATGGCCATTCCACTGAAAAATATTTACTGCTTATCAATATGGCTGTAAGCGTTATAGTAAAACCAATAATATATGTTGGTATTATTCTAATGATTCTGCGGTAATGACTCCAACTTACTGATAGTGTTTTATGTTCAGATAATGCCCGATGACTTTGTCATGCAGCTCCACCGATTTTGAGAACGACAGTGACTTCCTGCCCAGCCTTGCCAGATGCTGCCTCAGATTCAGGTTATGCCGCTCAATGCGCTGCGTATATCGCTTGCTGATAACGTGCAGTTCTCCCTTCAGGCGTGATTCATAAAGCGGCCAGCCATCCGTCATCCATACCACGACCTCAAAGGCCGACAGCAGGCCAAGAAGACGCTCCAGCGTGGCCAACGTGCGTTCACCGAATACGTGCGCCACAACCGTCCTCCGTATCCTGTCATACGCGTAAAACAACCAGCGCTGGCGTGATTTAGCGCCGACGTAACCCCACTGTTCGTCCATTTCCGCGCAAACAATGACGTCACTGCCCGGTTGTATGCGTGAGTTTACCGACTGCGGCCTGAGTTTTTTAAGTGTCGTAAAATCGTGTTGAGGCCAACGCCCATAATGCGTGCACTGGCGCGACATCCGACGCCATTCATGGCCATATCAATAATTTTCTGGTGTGTACCGGGCTGAGAGGCGGTGTAAGTGAACTGTAGCTGCCATGTTTTACGGCAGTGAGAGCAGAGATAGCGCTGATGTCCGGCAGTGCTTTTACCGTTACGCACCACGCCTTCAGTAGCTGAACAGGAGGGACAGCTGATAGAAACAGAAGCCACTGGAGCACCTCAAAAACACCATCATACACTAAATCAGTAAGTTGGCACCATTACCTGATTCTGCTTAATAAAAAACCGTGAAATGTCATTTTTTGTAGCGAGAGTGGAATGACAAACCCGCTAATGATGAAAAATATAGCAACGCCGAAAGCCCCCCAGTTAAACAAAGGGAAGGCATGGAGCCATACAAGATAACTAGGCCAAGCATATGTTTCAGATGGTAATTCAGGAGCATTTGTAAGACTTGCTACTGCTGTTCGCATTGACCAAAAATTACCAGTATAGTGAGCAATAACAACGGCTAATGCTGCAAATCCTCTCAAAGTATTGACAAAGTCAATTCTATTTCCTTGCATTTTCTTTCTCTTCGGGTGAATTTTCAATATCTATTGAATCACTCGCAATGGAAGTAATCAACTGCTTAATGAGATGCCCCATTCTGCAGCGGTACGCTCCCAGCGCGTTCCACTTTGATGATGTGGTGGTGACCACGCCCATCTTAAAGCAACCTTTTTTAAAACCCTCAAGCATCTGGCGATCTCTCGCCGTTTCTCCTGTTTTCATAACAGGAGAAATACCCATGATTTACGGCTATGCCCGAGTATCAACAAACCATCAGGACACCGAACTTCAGCGACTTGCTCTCGAAGCGGCTGGGTGTGATCACATCGTCGAAGAGCATGCCAGCGGGAGAAAATCGAACCGCCCTGTACTGAAGCGGTTAATCGCTGCTATGCAGGCAGGGGATGAGTTGGTGGTATGGAAGCTGGACAGGATTGGGCGTAACGTTTTACACGCGCTGCTGATGTTTCAACACCTGCAAGAAAGCGGGGTTAACTTCCGCAGCATCACTGACGGCGTCGATCTTCGCACGGCTAGCGGACGTTACAATTTCAGAAATATTTTATCCGCAGCACAGTATGAATCCGACCTTAATAGTGAACGTACCTTAGCTGGCTTGGCCGTAGCTAGAGCAAAAGGTCGTGTGGGTGGGAGGCGGCCGAAATTTACTAATGAAGAATGGGAAGAAATGGGGAGGCTAATCGCAGCTGGTGCAAGCCGCCAATATATTTCCGGTGTGTACGGAATAGGGATATCAACGCTGTACAAGAAGTTCCCTGTAGCTGAATCTCTTTAA